GTCCGCCGGCTACCCTAACCCCTCCCCCGCCCAACTGGCCCTTGCCTGGAACGTCGGGCCTGCCGCCGCCGTCTCGCGTCGCCTCGTCCTGAACGACTACGCCCGCCGAGTTCAAAACATTTATTTTGCGACACGCTAGGGGCGGACTGACAATCCCCCCATGCAGACACCCTCGACCGAGCGGCTTCTGATCGCCGTCGACCCGGGCGTGAACGGGGCGGTCGTCTGGTCATTCAAGGGTCAGCTGCACGTCGACAAGATGCCACCTTCGGCGCTCGATATCACCGACCTCCTCCGACAATTCGCAATCAAGTCGGCGCTCGTCGAGCTTCATCTCGAGTATCCGAGCAAGGGCGGCTGGGGCAAAGTCTCGAGCGACACCATCGGCAAACTTTACGAGCAGATCGGCGGCTTCCGCTATTGCGGCCTGATGACGGGCTGGAAGGTCAACCTCGTCGACCCTAAGACCTGGCAGGCCGCGATTGGCATGAAGCGCCAGAAGGGCGAAGAGAAGACGCCCTGGAAGAACCGACTTAAGGACATGGCCGGCGAATTATACCCCGACCGCCCCGTCACCCTTGCGACCGCCGACGCGCTTCTGATCTACCACGCGGCCGCCCGAGGCCTCATCTGATTTCCCACCAACCCAAACAAACCCATGCCCGACCAATCATCCGACTTCTACAACTTCTTCGGCCGTCTCGACAAGATGGCGAAGCTCATGACCGCCGTGAAGGTCAATGACACCAAGCCCGCCTCACGGATGGCCGAGATGACGGAACCGCCGAAGACGTTCGCCGAGATTGAGCAAGTCATGTTCGAGCACAACTACGGCGGCAGGCGCGCCTTCCTGATGTTCCCGAACGGATACGGGGCCAGCATCATCAACACGTCCTTTTCCTATTCCACCGAAGAGGCCCCCTGGGAACTTGCGGTCATGACGAAGGAAGGCTGTTGCTATGACACCCCTCTGACCGACGACGTGATCGGAGAATGCACCGACGCCGAGGTCATCCGGCTCTGCGGCGAAATCTTCAACCTCCCTCCCCGAAACTAAACCCATGCTCCAATACAATCCCCCCGATTACATCGAAGCCACGAAGGCGCTTATCGAAGCCCTCTCCGAGCTCGAGAACGTCACCGCGAACAAGGTCGTCAAGGCCAACTTCACGTCTCGCTACGTCTCCCTCGACGCGCTGCTCGACGCCATCAAACCCATCCTCAAGCGCCACGGCTTCATTCTCCGCCAGGTGCTCGTCTCCGAGGAAGGCAAGGTCGGCGTCGCGACGTCCTTCCTGCACGTCAGCGGGGCGGTCTTCGACGCCGGCAAACTGATGGTCAAAGGCGAAACCCTGAACCCTCAGCAGATCGGCAGCGCGCTGACCTACATCCGCCGCCAGTCCATCCAGACCGCCTGCGGCATCTCGACCGACCTCGACGACGACGGCTCCTCGGCCTCCAGAAGCCCCGCCACGGCCTCTTCCTCCCCCAAGGCGGGGGTGACATCCCCCAAGGCCACAAACGGCCCTTGGTACGCCTGGATGACCGCCGTCGAAGCCGAGCGCGCGCATCAATACTGCGTCCGCAAGAAGTGGCTCCCCGAGTCCGCCCAGGACCTCCTCGAGCTGCCGGCCGACAAGGTCGACATCATCAACGGCAACCGCGAGCAGTTCCTTAAGGCCATCAAATGAACCCCGCCGACCGCAACGCCAAGAGGGCGACGCATGGATCGGTCAAGGAGGCCGTCTGCCTTGCGCACAACGCCGGGCTGACCGCCCGCCAGGTCGCCGAGCGAATCCGCGTAAACGCCAATTCCGTACACACCGCCGCGAGGCGCTGCGGAGTCCGTCTCGCCTCTGGAAGCAAGGAGGGCCAGCGATGAGCAAGGCCGCCGTCTTCCTCGGATGCCTGCTCCTCTGCGGATGCGGGAAGTTTGAGGAGGAATATAGAACCAAGATGGTTGCGGACACCGGCAACGTCCCGCTCCCTGTCGGTCTGTCCGAAGACCTCCGAATCAAGGTCGCCATCCTCAACGAGCTCAGGCAGATCAAGACCGAGCTGCGCCGCATGAATGACGCGAAGGAGGGGAAGCGATGAGCGACATCAAGAGATACTCCTCGCGATATGACATCATCGTGCGGACGACCGACGACGGGAAGAAGGTCGAGATTCAACCGCTCCTTCAGGATGACCGGGGCGACTTCGTCCTTTACGAAGACCACGTCAAACTCATCGAAGAGCGCGACCTTAGCGTCCGCATGATGATTGCGGCCAATACCCAAGCCAGGGAAGAGGCGGCCAAGATCGTCTTGTCCAAGGACGGACTGACGACCCAGAACGTCATCCTGAACCAGCAGATTGCCCGGCAACTGACCGAAAACAACGAGCTGCGGAAAATCAACTATGCGCTGCGGGAAGAGGTCGCCAAGCAGGCCGAGAGAATCCGCCGCTTGAACAAGAAACTCAAGAAGACCAAGGAGGCCGCCCGATGACCCACGACGACGACACCTGCCCACACCTTGTCCGGTCGAACCTGCTGGAATCCGAGAACGCCCGCCTCAAGGCCGAGGTCGAGCGGCTGACCAAGGCTGGGAATGAACTCCACGCCTTCCTCATAAACTACATCGTCGAGGGCCGCATCTCATCGGCATATCTTAACAAATTGGACGATGGCTGGCTAGCCGCCAAGGAGGGCAAGCAGTCCAATGGATAACGACGACCTCAACATGTTTGGAAGCCTAGTACCCAAACGACTGGCCGAAGCGCTCAAGGACGAAAACCTCCGCCTACGGTCCGAGGTCGACGGGCTCAAGGCCAACAACGCAATGTTGAGCGTAACAAACCAGAGACTGTCCGAAGCGCACTCTGGATTGCTCGCCAACTTCTGGTCCATGCATGAAGCATACTTCAAACTAAAGGCAGACCTCGAACGCCTTACCAAATTGCCCAAAATGGATCCTGAAAATTACGGGGGAAAGTTTGGGGTCCGTGACAATTACTGAAATGATGTATTGGAGGAGATATCCGGCGCTTACGCCAGAGCAGGCCAAAGACCTCGCCACCTGCGCCGAGGCGGCAAAGATTGCCATTGAGCGAGAAAAGGAGCGGAAACTCCTTGAACAAGAACAAGCCGACGAGATGCTTCGCCGGGCTTTCCAGTCCCACCTAGACCATATCAAATCCATATCTCCAAAGCCCCAGAAATGAGCTACATCCCCGCCAAGGCCCCGATCGCCATGCAGACCGTCCTCGCCAAGATGCCGACGCGCTGCTTTGCCCTCATCCTGGTCATCGACGGCCGCGTCGAAAACCCCGAGTTCGTCGTCTGGGACAAGGACTCCTTCGCCGAGGAAATCTGGAAGTGGCGCAAGAAGGGCGTCCGCGTGGCCGGCGACCATGTCGAGTTTTATGCCCGCCTAGGTACGAAAGACGCCATCTATCGCTTTAACCCCTCCGCCGTCTGATCACATGAAGCCCCACGCCTCCAAGTCCGTCATCCCCGCCGGCATCGTCAAGCGAGCCGCCCAGGTTCCGCAGGCCTTCGCCCTGTTCATCTACCTCGACTCAATCCCTTACTGCGAGCTCGCCGAGACGACCGAAAAGGCCTTCAAACTCTCCTTGGCCGACTGGCGCAAGTCCGTCCTCCCGACCCTCGCCCGCTCCGAGGTCCGCTATTTCCACCGCGACGGCAAGCGCCAGATCGCCGAGGTCCGCTTCTAACCCACCGCCCACATGACCAACAAGACCGCCCTCCGCCGGCATCTCGCCGGCATCTCCGAAGCCCTCTCGACGATGGCCGTCCTCATCGACATCGACCTCGTCGGCGACGACGCCCGCCATCTGGAGTCGGACGTTAAGGCCGCCCAGCGCGAACTGAACACCATCGACGCCGACTCCGTCTCGACCCCCGCCGACCTGGCATATCTCCGCGACCGTCTCCGCCATGTCCGCTCGGCCGTCAACGTCGTCGCGAACACCCTGCACCGCCTCGAGCAGCAGATCAACGCCGGCATGGATTCGCTCGACAACGCCGCCGACACCGTGGCAGACTCCTCCCCGTCGCAAGACGAATAACCCTCACAACCCAACCAGCAAAACCGATGCCCAACCAGATCATCCCCACCCGCGAACAGTACGACGCCACCGTCGCGCTCAACTACAGCGGGTCTAAAGAGCTCCTCAAGACGCCCGCTTCGTACCGCCATTACCTCACGGCCACCCGCGAGGAAACCAAGGCGCTGCGCATGGGCCGACTGACCCACGCCTTTGTCCTCGAGCCCGAGGTCGTATCGTCCCGTTTCGTCTTCGTCCCTCCGGAGGCCCCGAAGAAGCCGACTAAGGCCCAGATTGAGGCCAAGAATCCCAGCAACGAAACCTGTCTCGCTATTGGCTGGTGGAAGGTTTTCAACAGCAACGCCGAAGGCAAGACCATCGTCGACATGGACGAATGGGAAGTCTGCGTTAACGTCGCCCAGTCCATGTCGGCGACCATCAAGAATCTGGGCCTGACCATCAAGCAGACCGAGGTCATGCTCCTTGTCGACTACTGCGGATGTCCCCTCAAGGTCGCCATCGACGCCGTGGCCGAGAACGCCCTAGGCGACGAATACATCATCGACCTCAAGAGCACCGAAGACGCCTCCCCCAAGGCTTGGCTGTCTTCCGCCCGATCCTATCGCTACCCGCTCCAGGGTCACACCTACCGAACCGCCTTCGAGGCCTTCTTCAAGCGCCGCATCAAGGGCGTGGTCTTCGTCGCCGGCGAAAAGTCCGCACCCTACCTCTCGGCCGCCTATGAGTTCGGCCCCGAGCTGATGACCTACGCGATCGAGGATTTCGAGAAGGCCGTCGCCCTCTACAAGTCTTGCTCGGCGCTGGACGAATGGCCGGGCTACCCGACCGAAGTCACGACCCTGGACATCCCGTCCAAGTCCTCCGCCTCCGCCCCTATCACCTTCGCCTAAATCATCATGAACTACAGATCGTCAGGAATGGAAACCGAAGGCCACCCCAACCGCACCCCGCTGATTGCCGGCGGCGTCATCGCAGGCCTCGTCCTGTTCGTCCTTCTCCTCTCGTCCTGCTCCATTATCGAGCCAGGCGATCGCGGCGTCGTCGTCAACCTCGGCACGATGTCCAAGGACGTCCTAGGCGAAGGCGTCCACTTCACCGCGCCTTGGGCTAGGGTCAAGCGCGTGACCGTCAAGCAGACCACCATGATCGGAAAGACCGAATGCTTCAGCAAGGACCTGCAGACCATCAAGGTCACCTATTCCTGCATGTATTCCATCCCCGAGGATAGGGTGCTCGACCTGTTCCAGAAGTACGCCGGCAACCCGTACGAGTCGCTCGTCGTCCCGCGCATCGAGGAAGCCATCAAGCTCGCGTCCGCCACCCTTACCGCCGAAGCCATCGTCAAGCAGCGCGAGATGGTCAAGGCCGCCGCCTTGAGCGAAGTCAAAGGCCAGCTGCGCGACCTGGTCATCGTGACCGACCTCCCGATCACGAACATCGACCTTACCGAGATGCTCGAGAAGGCCATCGAAGGAAAGCAGGTCGCCGAACAGAAGGCGCTCGCGAAGGAATACGACTTGGTAGCCGCGAAGAAGGACGCCGAGATTTCCATCGAGAAGGCCAAGGGTGAAGCCGAGGCAATCCGCATCACCGGCGAAGCCCTGGCCAAGTCTCCCAACGTGACGCTGATGGAGGCCGTCAAGAAATGGGACGGCAAAGCCCCTCAGTCCCTTGTCCTGCCCAACGGCTCCGTCACCCCGACCGTGGAGGTTTCCCGCTGATGACCTCCGAAGACATCAGTTCAATCTGCTCGGTCGTCGTCACCGTCGCCTTTCTGGCTTTCCTCGCCTTCGTCATCTACATCACCCGATAAAACACCATGAGCAACCAAAACGAAAAGACCCCCCTCACCGACATCTCGCAGAGCGGGACGTACAAACTCAAACTGATCCGCCCCAAGGGAACCGAGAAGGTCAAGGTCTGGGATGACGGCACGGTTTCCTGCCGCCTCTTCTTCGTCGACGACAAGGGTTTCTGCCTGTCGAAGAACTTCTCGAGCAAGTACGGCATGGCCCTCGCGATGCTCGTCGGCAAGTTCTCCGGCAAGTTCGTCGAAGAGCAGCTGCGCATCGACGCGACCCCCGCCGAGTTCCTCAACTACATCGAGCCGGCCTGCGGCAAGACCTGCCTCGTCGGCGTCGAAGCCACCCCCAACGGCAAGGAATACAACGGCAAGGCCCAGTATAATTACAAGATGACCTATGCCAAGGGGTCCCAAAAGCCCGTCGTCGACGACAAGCCCGCCGCAGGCGCAATCGAATTCTGATGCGAACCCCAAACACCGTCGTTCTGATCTCGGGCTTTGCCCGTGCTGGCAAGGATACCTTCGCAGACGGCATGCTGAGCAACAACGACGAAATCTGCACTTGGAAGCGCTCGTTCGCCTCGACGCTCAAGTACGCCGCCGACAACTACCTGGACAACGTCGGCCTGTTCGACTGCGAGCAAGGCATCACATTCTCGGACGAGGAATTCAAAATCAAACACCGTGACATCCTCGTCACCCTCGGCGCGTTCGCCCGATCCATCAACAAGGACGTCTTTGCGGAATCCCTCTTCCGCACGTTCCTCACGATGTCCCAAGCCATCAGGCCGAACCCCATGCATTTCATCGTCCCCGACTGGCGCTATCTCAACGAGGCGCTCGTCGGCAAGCGATGGGCTGAGGAGGAAGGCTGGCGCATCGTGACCGTCCGCATCGACCGCGCGGGCCTGCAGCCGGCGAACATGGAGGAGGCCGTTTCGCTCGCCGAAATCCGCCGCCAGATGCCATGCGACTTCGAGTATGCCTTCGCCGAAGGCCAGACCGACGCCATCAAGACCGCAGGCCGTCAGCTCGCCGCCCACCTTGGCCTCTGACCAGGACATCCGAAACCCACGCCCCCTCGACTTCGAGGAAAGGCGCGTCCTCCTCGGACTGACACCCGAGCGGGCCGCCTTCCTCGCCGCCTGTTCCCACGTCGGCGCTGTCCGCGACGCCAACACCAAGCGCATCCCTTACGACCCTCTCGTCCTGATCCGCGAAGCCGCCCGGATGGGCATCAGCCGAAAGGACACGGCAGCGATGATGCAGATGCGACCCGACGAGCTCGATGGCTTGGGGGTTTCCTTTCCGCCGTCCTCGACCAAACTCCTCGCGCCAGGGAACGTCCTCCACAACCTTTTCACCTACGACCCCGCCGACAATGAGTAAGATCACGAAATTCGTCTGGGCCTCCGACAATCACGGCGAGCTCGGATGTCCTGACGCTTTGTCGGCCCTCTACGCCTATTGCGACGACTTCAAGCCCGACCTACGCCTGGGCGGGGGCGATCACTACGATTGCGCGCCGCTCCGCAAGGGAGCCATGAACGAGATGGAAGGCGTCCGCTCCATCAAGGACGACCTGACCGCCGGCCATGAATTCATGCGCCGCTTCCGCCCGACGCATCTCCTCTGGGGGAACCATGAGTACCGCCTGGAGAAGCTCGCGCGCTCGCATTCCTCTTCCGTCGTCCGCGACTTCTGTTCCGACACCTTCTCCGAGATGAACCGCGTCGCCCGCAAATGCGGGGCAAAGGTCATCCTGCCATACCGACGCGACAANCCGCTTCGCATCGGCCCNATCACCGGCCACCATGGCATCGGCAGCGACCTGACGAAGATGGGCATGTTTTACGGNACCGAAGGCGGCCTGTTCCTTTGCGGCCACGGNCACACCGGCCAACAGGTCAACCTTCCCAAGTTCGGACGCGGGGCCGCCTACATGTCCCCCGCTCTCGGTCAGCTCGACCTCTTCGACTACTCCGAAAACACCCTGTCGGCCGCCAAGCATAACAACGGCTTCATTGCCGGATGGTTCAAGGACAAGGAATGGAAGGCTTGGATCATCCACCGCCTGGGCGACGGCAAATGGTATTGGCAGACCGACATCAAGACATTCACCCCGAAGACACGATGAGCAGCAAAGGCAAGAAACTGCTTTATACCAGGGTCGGCTCCGACCCGATCCTGCGGGCCGTCATGGCCGACATCAACATGAGCGCCGTGAAGCCCGACAAAGGTTTCCTGACGTGCGAACAATGGGCCAAGAAATGGAAACTCGCCGCCGGCCATCAGGCCCGAATCTATCTCGCCCGAGCGATGAAAATCGGCGCGGTCGTAAAGAAGCGGTTCCGCGTCGTCACCAAAGGCCGGCTCCGCCTCATGGACCACTTCGGACCCCCGCCCAAGAAGAAACGACCTTGACCGACGGCCCCGCCCGAGGCCATACCCAAAACCCATGCCCAACCTTCCGACCGTCTCGCCCGATACGGAGCGCCACCTTCTCGGCGCGCTCATCCGTGACGGACTATCCTTCCCGCCCGACCTGATCCCTTCCGACTTCGGCGAACCGAAGCATCAGGAAGTCGCCTCGGCGCTTATCTCGCTGGCCGAGCAATCCGTCGTCCCCGACGAGCTGACCGTATCCGCCCGCCTTCGCGACATGAAGGCCACCGCAGCCGAACATGACGTGAACGCCTTCACGGCCGCCGTCGGCTTCACCGCTTACAACCCCGCATGGGCCGCCGAGGTCCGACGCCTGTCCGTCCTGCGATCCATCCGCGCGACCGCTTCCCGCGTCGCCGAGATTGCCTCCGACCCCGCCGCCG